CACTGGCCTTGAGAGAACATTCACCTTTATCACAACGGTTGGTTTATACGATGGTCAAAATAATTTATTGGCTGTTGGTAAGCTTTCAAGGCCAGTTGAGAAAAATGATGAAAAAGATCTCACTATAAGAGTACGTTTGGACTTTTAAGGAGGCACAATGAGTCTTCTAAGGTTACCGCCTGATCTTCAAGACAGCTTTGAAATTGTCACCAGACCAAGACGTTTTTTTTCTTCGTCTTCGCTTGGAGTGTCAGGATCTGTTAGAGTTTACCCTGATGTTGGAACATCGTTAAAGGAAGTCCCCAAGGTTTCAAACACTGATGCGTTTAATGCTGAAAATCTTGAATTGCTTAGGATGGATTGTGTTAATCGTATAAGGTCTTATTCTGCTAATGGATTAAAGGCTTCTCGCTCAGGAATTTTAAATTTTACGAATAATACAGCGGGCAGTTCATTTACAATAACAGGCTCCTCTGGCTACTGGAGCGGACAAAACCCTGACAACCCGTTAACCATAGAATTAGTAAGTGCGACGCCTGTCGCTGCCGCTAACAAAGTACAAATACTTAAAAACAGATATGCTAGCGGAAGTATAACAGCAGTTAACACGAATAGCCTCGCCGGAACGTTCCAGATATCATCGCCGGTATCCATAGACTCAGATACATTAACAACGGTATTCTTTTCGCCAGATGCATCCTCAAGCACTGCTGCTAAGGTAGATGCTGGAAACTATAACTTCGGTACGAACAGTGTGTTAGACAATGATACTCTGGCCTCTAGACTATATAGCAGCATCGCTCTTGCTAAGTCAAATGGTGACCTGGCTGTTACAGCAACAGACCCGGGTGGTTCATCACCCACTATTGAGATATTACAAGATGTTGCTGGATCAAAAGGAAATACAGCAATAGCAGGTTCTGCAATCACTGGTATGGATAGGAATTCTACAACCACCGGGTTTGCTAATGGCGCGACATTTAGCGATGTAGATATAGCAACCCTGGTTTCTATTGCTTTCTCTGGAGAAAGTCCCCTAAACATACCTCTTAGTAATGGATCTGTAGGTAATACAGTCGATGTTGTTTACGCTTCATCTGGAGTGGGGATTAGTGGTGAAAATGCTGGTATCGCCGCTGCTCTATCTGGTAGCAGTCCAAGACTGTCTGTAAACTCTACAAGCGTCGGTATTTCTGGTGATGAAATAACGTTTACAGATGTTGCTCCAGGAACAATAGTCGCCTCTGGAGATACAGAAGCATCCCCAGCTACTTTAGCAGGTGGCGTTAATATTAATTTGGGTAGTGTTGAACAGTATCTAAACAAGGTAAATGAGTTACCCACGAGCGTTATGCGCGGCAAAAGAATGGAAATACTGAGGTTCGAGCCTTCATTCAAATTTACTAGCGATACGACACGAAAGAAAACTATAACGGATTCGTTGTTTCCCTATTACGCCGGTATATATCCGGGCGCAGCAGATTTCTCATTTACAAATTATCATACATTAAACTTCTTTGATTCTCAGAAGGTACCATCAGATTCAGTATTAATATACCCCTCTCCCTCCACAGAGCTTCGTGATTCCTTGTATCGCCCAACTGGATCATTCACGCTCCAGTGTTATGTAAACCCTAGATATACATGCGATTCCGTAGAAGAAGGGTTTCCTGCGGGCACTATACTTCATATGAGCAGTACATTTGCACTTTCACTAATATCGGGATCTGCTATAGACTTGACTGGGAAGACATCTGGATATCGCTTAATGCTACAACTTTCGCATAGCGCTGATGTCTCTCCATCACTTGTTAATATTGCTGATATTGATGCCGGCACAGCTACTCATCCTAATGATCTAATTTTCTTATCTAAAGATAACGTTCTTAAAAAAGATGTATGGGAACATGTCGCTATACGCTGGGGAACAATTAACGAACAAGCAGGTACTGGATCGTTCGTAGTAGGTGGTGAAGAGTCCAGTACTTTCGTGCATCCGGTTACTTCATTAGGACCTAACTTATTCGGTCCAAGCAAGGGCGAGGCCTCTGCTTTATTTATCGGTAACTATTATGAAGGGCAGAATAGCGATGTTGATTTAATTTCATTGTTTTTTAATTCTACTATAGCTAAAAGTGACGGCTTAGTAGATATGTGGGACCGTAACTACAGCCTACAAGATCCTAGGACATATGAATTTAAACACCCACTAAATGCAGAGATTCATGAGTTAAAGATTTTTGACACATACCGTAATTATGAACAGATATTATTCGATAGAGATTACGGAAGCCCAGATATAGCAGAAGAGGGACTGCTCTTATACGTTCCTCCTTTCTTTGTTCGGTCAACGCCTGAGAGGGATGTACCGATAACGCCATTTCAGACATCTCGTAGATCAACATCCCACCCATTTAACATTGACATGTCATTTGGTGTTGGTGGTCATTTATTAAATTTAGAAAATTTTGCAAAAGATATGAAGCAAAATATATTTCCTCGACTTTTAAACTTGTCAGCAAGTGTTATCACAACCTCCACTGACTGGGCATCAGCAAATTCACATCTCTATTCTAGTGGTAGTATTAGGAAAAGAAACTTAACGATATTACCTAATGATAATGGTAAGTTTATACCTGACTTCAATATTTTAGAAAATGTGACCATTGACCAGGGTACAAAGTGGCCACACCTTTATACAACAGCGAGCGATACGAAGCAAGAGCAATTAGCGCTGTATATAAACGATAGGAAGGAAAAAGACCTCTCCATAGTGACACTACGTGATTACGTAACGACTGGATCAACAACATTTCCTAAGATAAACCAGACAGATATTGTTGATAGTCTCCAGGGTCCTACACCAGAAGATCCGCTTAAGGCAGTTGATGCGAATGGTCAAGTTTTAGCCATCTATCTCGCCACAAGGGATCCCGATTCTCAAGAAGTGTCTTTCTTCGATATTAGCAACATCTTTTATGGTTCTTCTATCTTTGAGGGATCATTTTCGTTATCAGATCCTGCCATGACGGGCTCTGGTGGAAAAGTACGGATCACGCTGAAAGATCACAACGGTATTCTATACAGATCAGATTGTACTGGTAGCGTTGCTAAGTGGAATACTGCTGGTGTCGTATTATATGAGGAGGGTTTAGCCACTATTAAGACACCTGTACTACCATTCTTTGGCAAGGATGGGTTTGATTGCGACTTGAGAGGTCTTAACAGCATATACTCTCGTCGTGTGAGTATACCTGTTGACCCTGGTGAGTTTAGCGATTCGAACAACCCAACATATATTAAGGACTTAAGGCCTACAACATTAGCTCCTGACTTTGACGAGCGTTTTACGTATATCACAGATGTTGATATCCTTGATGATAACATGAATGTTGTGGCAAGAGCCACGTTCGCTCAGCCTGTTGTTAAGCGAAATACTGATGATTTTATGATTAGGTGTAAGTTAGACTTTTAATGCATACTCTTGGGCTAGACATATCAACAAGTAACGTTGGGTTTGTAGTACTAGATAAGTCGCTAAGCTTAATTTACGCTGATGTCCTAAATTTGTCAGCAGATAAAACATTAACACAAAAAGCTGACAAAGTACAACAAAAAATACTTGAAATATCTAAAAAATTCTCTGTCTCTCAAGTTGCAATAGAGCAGAATCTTCAAGCATTCCGGCCAGGCTTCTCTAGTGCAAAGACCCTTTTTACCTTAGCTAGGTTTAATGGGGTCGTGACTTATTTACTTTCAAAAACGCTAGGGCTTGAAGTAAGCGAGATAAATGTTAATCATGCTCGTAAGGTTGTAGGTCTTAAAATTAACAGAAAGTCTGATAAAAAAACCAAAGAGCAAGTTTGGGACTGGGTTTCTTCTCGAGACCTAGCTGGATTCAAATGGCCGTATAAGACAATTAGTAGGGGCCAGCGTAAAGGTCATGTAATCTTAGCCGAACAAGCTTATGATATAGCAGATGCATATGTGATTGCAGTGGCTTGTTTATATGAATCAGGATCTATTAATACGCAAAAGAGTGAAGTTAGTCTGTAGAGCATTTCCGGATTCTTATGTCGATAGGGATGGTGTAAATGTATCTATAGGGTGTCTTAACAGGAAATGCAAAACCTACGGTGGTGGCGCTAAGAAAAAACTGTGTCTAAGAGTAGACTCAGAAATATACCACTGCTGGGTCTGTGGGCTGAAAGGCAAAGGCTTAGCACGATTCTTTAAGATCTATAAGCCAAACTACTATCATGAAGCTAAAGGCGTATTTGAGCAGCGTCTAAAAAGACAAGAAGATGTCGAAGAAGTAGTTATCACTCTTCCTGAAAGATTTCAGCTACTAGGAACGCTAACCAGCAGAAGTGATCCAGATTTAAAGGCTGCGCTAAACTATCTTCGCTCACGAGGAATAAGCGATGGTGACGTCTGGAGATATCGTCTCGGTGCCACTAGCAAAGGAAGTTATAGAAGAAGAGTTATTATGCCGTCATTTAATAGCGATGGTGACCTAACATTCTTTACAGGTAGATCTATAGACGAGCAAAATCGTAGAAAATATATGAACCCAAAAGTCCCTAGGGGGAAAGTCATATTTAACGAGTTTCTTATAGATTGGAAACTAGCATTAACCATCGTAGAGGGGCCCTTTGATCTCTTAAAGGCTAATAACAACTGTACTGCTCTTTTGGGCAGTACTATGTCTATTAAAGATGAATTATTTCAGAACATAGTAAAGAATAAAACGCCTGTCATCCTTGCTTTAGATAGCGATGCCGTGACGAAAAGAGATCAGATAGCAGAGCTGCTTGTAAGCTATGATATAGCCGTATACTATATTAAACTAGGTGAATTTAGCGATGTGGGAGAAATGTCAAAAGAGCAATTTAGCTCTGCTCTCAAAAGTAAGCATCTGTGGGGGAAAACTGATAAATTGATGAGTTTGATTGGCTCTATAAAATCTGGGAGCCTTATATAATGAAGTTTAAGTGCGCACACTTTGCAGATGTACATTTTAGAGGCCTAACAAGGCACGCTGAGTATCGTGAAGTATTTGAGACAGCTTTTGAAAGATTGAGAGAACTAGGTCCTGATGTAATCTTTGTTGGCGGAGATATTGTCCATTCAAAAACACAAGGGATAAGCCCTGAGTTAATCCAGATGCTTACATGGTGGCTTTCTGGTCTGGCTGCTATAGCACCGGTTCATCTTATTCTAGGAAACCATGACGGACTAATGTTTAACAAGGATCGTCTTGATGCCATTTCACCCATTGTGGATGCTCTTGCAAATGATAACATACATCTGTTTAAAGAATCAGGAACCTTCGATGTCGGAGTACCGGGGTTTAAGTGGTGCGTATTTAGCTGCTTCGATGAAGAAGGTTGGCCACAAGTAGAGCCTGATCCGGATGCAATTAATATTGCTCTTTTTCATGGTCCTGTTAATGGTTCGCTTACTGATGAAAATTGGGAAATTAATGGCGACACGATAAAGGTAGATTTCTTTAAGCGGTTTGAATTTACATTTTTAGGAGATATTCACAAAAGACAATTCCTAAGACAAAACGTCGCATATTGTGGTTCGACTATTCAACAGAACTATGGAGAAAGTATAGATAAGGGATTCTTATTTTGGGAAATAAATTCACCACAAGATTTTTCATGTGACTTTATAGAGCTGCCTAACAAACGTTCCTTCAGGTCAGTCCAATGGGCGGGAGGAATTGTAGATACCCTAGACTTGATTCCACCAGAGGCCGTTGGGTCTAGATTTCGGATCATCCATTCAGGAATTCCACAGGTAGAATTTAAACAACTGCAAAATGAGCTAAAAGAAAGGTTCGATGCTGAAGAGGTTGTGTCTAAGTATGAGGGCCCAAATGCACTTCATGAAGCAAAGATAGTTACAACCGCCGGTGAGATATCAAAACAGGATCTTCGAAGTTTTTCATGTCAAGACTCCTTGATGACACAATATGTTAAGAGTAATGACTTAACTGATGAAGAGCGTGAAGATTTGCGCAGTCTACACAGGTCTATTTTTCAAAAATGCGTCCAAGAATCTTCATCTTCTGCTAGGTGGAGATTAAGAAGACTAAATTTTGATAATACTTTTGGATATGGTGATAACAACACAATAAACTTCGATTCGCTTAGCGGGATTACTGGCATTTTTGGTAAAAACAGGTCAGGTAAGTCTTCCATACCCGGAACGATAGTTTATGGTCTTTTTAATGCGACAGATAGAGGGTCATTAAAGAATCTGCATGTAATAAATGACAGAAAGACGTATTGCCGATCGACCATAGACTTTTCTATTGGATCTAAGCTCTATAGGGTAGATAGACAAACGACTAAAAGAACATCAAGAAAAGGTATTGTGTCTGCTCCAACATCTTTAAACTTATTTGAGGTTGATATTGATTCTGGTGATGAGATAATAGACAAGTCAGAAGAGCAGCGTCGTGAAACAGAGAAGACTTTACGTGATCTTGTTGGTACATTAGAAGATTTTCTATTAACATCGTTTGCATCTCAGGGTGAAATGAATGCCTTTATTAAGGAGGGTGCTACTAAGCGGAAATCAATTCTTACTCGATTTTTAGATCTCAACATTTTTGAGGAAATGCTTCGCTTTACGAAAGAAGAAATTAGTGAGTTAAGAGGAGAGATGAGAACAGCTCCTGATAGAGACTGGGAAGCTGTTATCATAGATTGTCAAGGTTCACTAAATGATTTAACAATTGAGAGGTGCGAGGTTGAGGAAGAGCTCACTGAGCTTCAAAGAAAAAGAGATAAGGTACGATTACAGCTCGCGACAGACTCTGAAGATAAAGGATATACATTAAAGGAGATAAATTCTCAAAAAGAATCTCTAAAACTGATCAAGAAAGAAAAGAAGGAGATAACTCAGGAGATTATAGCTGTCTGTGGGCAGATAGAAGAAATAGACCAAAAGGTAGAAAAAGTAGAATTGATCCAAAATCAATTTCCTGTTGAAGAAATAAAGCAAATGGCCAAAGACCAGGTAGATTTAGAAAGTAGTCTAGACGTGACCCAGGGTCGAGTTACTCTAGAGAAAGAAAAATTATCTACTTTAAAAAAGACATCAAAAAAGCTTGAATGTGTACCATGTGGCGATAAATTTCCAAAATGCCCATACATCAAGGATGCGCATGATAGCTTTAAAAAGATACCTGTGCAAGATGCTAATTTAAGAGAGGTAAAGGATGAGTACTCTGTAACAAAGAAGAGATTAAAAAAATATCAGGACGCTGATGCAATCAACAAATTAGAGCGATATCGTGAAATAATACAACAGGCACAAGATCTAAAGATGGAGAGGTCTAATCTTAGGTTAGAGTTACGAGAGCTAGAAACCAAGGATGAGGCATTAAAGCGAGAGGTAAATGACCTTACAGGATGCCTGCGGGATATGAAGCTACACTCTTTAGACCCTGTAAAAGATGTTGAAATTGTAAAGATGAGAAATGAACTGATCGCCTTAGAGAAAAGAATTAATTCTTTAGATGGTCAAAGACTATACCACGCAGAACAAATAAGTGTCATAAGAAGAAGAATAGAGGACCTAACTGAAGAAAAGGTGAAATTTGGTGACCTTAGAAAGAGGTGGAAAATCTATAATCTTTTGACGACAGCCGTTGATCGTCATGGTATACCATCAGAGATAATTGCACTGCAACTTCCCTTAATCAATCTAGAGCTACAGAATATCCTACAGGGCGTTGTTAATTTTGACCTGAAATTAGAGATTACTTTAGACGGGTCTATTGAGGTGATGCTTGATTATGGGGACTCTAGACGAATTATAGAATGTGGTTCTGGAATGGAAAAAATGATATCGTCATTAGCGCTAAGGGTCGCTCTCATAAACGTCTGCACGCTTCCACGAAGTGACATGCTTATTATAGATGAGGGGTTTGGTGCGCTTGATGACAAAAATGTTGAAGCCTGTAGCCGTTTATTATTATCTTTAAAGAAATATTTTTCTAATATTATCATTATTTCTCATGTAGACGCAGTCAAAGATGTCGTTGACAGTGTGATTGATATTCAGAAGAATGGTAAAGACGCGAAAGTTATTTGTGCTTAAATGAAGTATATACCACTAGATTGTCCTTTCTGTACCTTTATGCTTAAAGATGCATCTGATGGTGAGAAGTACATAGAGAGTGGCTGTTGTACTGAGTGCTGGTGTAGTTTTCTTGGGCCAATGAGAGCGTTACAAAAAGATACCTCCTATTTACCTTCAGAGACTACTCTCTCTATATGGAGAGAAAAAGTAAAAAAACAAAATGACTTAATTAAACAGGGGTAAAAATGTTTACTGTACAGGAAATAAGCGCATTGGGAAATGCTTTAAATGTTACGTTCGGAAAATCGTCAGATACCTTGAAAGTTACCCATAGCTTTCAAGGCGATAGACTTGATTTAAAAATATCTCAAATTGTTCATTTTTCAAGTGAGCAATCATTGAGGGACCAGGTTAGGAATCTGGCAGATATTTCTAATGATATTTTTACTGATGCTTTAAAGAAAGTTAAGGGAGACTTTAAGGAGAGCGCTGGGCGTGCCTTAAAAGTAAAAGAGCTGACTAGAGATGATGATGTAGAATTGATTAGTGCTACATCAAACTCGCCAAGAAAGATTGCTTATTATAGGTCATTTCTTAAATTAGAAATTTCCTAATATGCCACCAAATACGAAACAAAGACAAGTTGCTGAGATCGTCCGATGCGGTAAGGATCCGAGCTACTTTATAAACAAGTATGTCCAGATACAGCACCCGCTTCGCGGAAGGATCGCTTTTGATACGTACGATTTTCAAGATGATTGCTTGCATGCGTTTCGTAACAACCGGTTTAATATTATCGTTAAATCAAGACAGTTAGGACTTTCCACGTTAACAGCGGCTTATGCCACGTGGTTGGCTCTTTTTAGAAAAGACAAGTCTATTCTGGTTATTGCAACAAAACTAGCAGTAGCTCAAAACTTTATAAAAAAGGTTAAAACTGCATTAGCTGGTGTTCCTAAATGGCTTTGGATAACAGACATTGTAAGCAAAAATACACAGGGAATTGAATTTTCCAACGGTAGTGGAATAAAAGCTGTTCCAACATCTGAAGATGCTGGTCGCTCTGAAGCTCTTTCGCTTTTAATCGTCGATGAAGCTGCTTTTATCAGGAATTTTGATGAATTGTGGAAAGGCTTATATCCCACACTTTCAACTGGTGGTCGTGCCATAATAGTCAGTACCCCTAATGGCGCCGGTGGCCAATATTACGATCTCTACACAGCGTCTCAAGAAAAACAAAATGAATTTCATCCAACAAAGCTGCCTTGGGATGTTCATCCTGAAAGAGGCGATGAGTGGTTTAATAAAGAGTGCCGAAATCTAACAACTAAGCAAGTAGCTCAAGAGCTGCTTTGCGATTTCCAGACGTCTGGAGACACTTTTGTAACAGCTGATGATATAGCCAGACTGCAGATGCAAACAAAGTCACCCATGGAGATGTGGGGGCCTGATAATAACGTCTGGGTATGGAAATACTGCGATCCCTCGCATGAATACTTTATAAGCGCTGATGTCTCACGAGGAGATGGCGCTGATTTTTCTACATTTCATATTTTTGATTGTACAAGTGCTGAGGTGATCTGTGAATTTAAGGGAAAAATACCACCTGACCAGTTTGCAGATTTATTAATTGAAGCCTCACGACGTTATAGGGATGCAACGATCTGTCCTGAAAATAATACATACGGCTACGCTGTTCTTATGAAATTAAAAGAAGCCGGCTGTAAGCAGATTTATTTTGAAAAAGAAAAGTATAAATTCGACGCGCTTTATGGGGGCGGAGGTATTGGCAAAGCCGGCTTTAGCATGCAAACGAATAGTCGCGCAAAGATTTTAACAAAGCTAGAAGAAGTATTAAGAAATGGTAGCTTTGGTCTATACTCAACTAGATTGACCAAAGAATTAAAGACGTTCATATGGCAGAAGGGTAAAGCTCAAGCGCAACGAGGATCTAATGATGATTTAGTCATCTCTCTCGCGATTGGGTTATGGGTTGTCGACGTTCGAAAGCCTAAAGAGGTTAATACTGTAGACATAAATCAAGCTATGCTAGCAGCATTTGCAATGAATTCGCAAAATAAAGATAATGAAGAAGCACGAAAAGCTTTTCAGTATTTTAATAGTACGTATACATCACGGGGTATTCCTGTTATGTTAGATCCCAACAACCACCTACTTTCTGGTACACTAGATTTTAAGTGGCTTATTTAGTTTTTATAATGAAGAAGAATTATGCCAGATAAAGGAAATATATTTCAACGTCTTACTAAGCTTTTTCGTGGAGGCCCAGTAGTACGTAGGAAAGTACGTGATGCAGATAATCGCCACAGCTCATCCGCAACAGAGCTTTTTAAAAGAGCACATAACGACGTCTATAATAATACGCTAAGTGCGTATGGGTCTTTTGACAGGATGTCAAGATACTCAGATTTCTCTGAAATGGAGGCAACCCCTGAAATTGCTTCTGCTCTTGACATATATGCAGAAGAAACTGTTAGTCCTGATGAGCAAGGGAAAGTATTACATATCTTTTGCGAAAATAGCAATCAGAAGGATTTATTAGAGACCTTATTTTATGATACCCTAAACATCGAATTTAATCTAGTCATGTGGGTTCGTAATTTGTGCAAGTATGGTGACTTCTTTCTTTTTAACGACATAGATCCGGGCTTCGGAGTGGTAAACGCATTCCCTATACCCATTTCAGAGATTGAGAGAGAAGAGGGTTTTGATCCAGAGAATCCTGGCGCTGTTAGATTCAGATGGTTAACACAAGGAAATTCAGTCTTAGAAAATTGGCAGATTACGCAATTTAGGTTGCTGGGTAATGATGCGTTTTTACCATATGGTTCATCTGTACTTGAGTCTGCAAGGAGGATCTGGCGCCAGCTTATTTTAATAGAAGATGCTATGTTGGTTTATCGCGTTATTAGGGCTCCCGAAAGAAGAGTATTCTATATCGATGTTGGTAATGTGCCACCTGAAGACGTTCCTACATATCTAGAACAAGCAACTGCCACCCTTAAGAAATCAAATGTTGTAGATAAATCCACAGGACAAGTAGACTTGCGCTATAATCCATTAAGCGTTGATGAAGACTACTTTATACCTGTTCGAGGTGGGGATAGCGGCACAAGAATAGACACCTTGGCAGGTGGACAAAACACGGCTGCGATCGAAGATGTTGAATATATCCAGAAGAAGCTATTTGCTGCTCTTAAGATCCCACGGGCTTATCTGGGATATGATGAAGATATTGGATCTAAGGCGACACTAGCTCAGGAAGATATTCGCTTTAGTAGAACGATACAAAGAATACAGAAAACGGTCTTGGCTGAGCTTAATAAGATCGCCATGATCCATCTCTATATACACGGTTATGAAAATGAAGATTTACTAGACTTTGAGCTAGCATTATCTAACCCTTCTAGCATCGCTCAGTTACAGAAGCTAGAGCTAATAAGCACCCGATTCGATATTGCGGGTAAAGTGCCAGAAGGTATGCTCGACCGGCGATGGGTACAAAAAAATGTTTTAAACTTGACAGACAAAGAGATAACAGAAATAAACGCCGGTCGTATAGCGGACAAATTATCGGACGCAGAAGTTGAAGGCGCTGGTTCTGAAGAAGCTGGCGGCGACGACGCCGGAGGTGATGAGGGGGGTGACGGTTTATTTGCTGGAGACCATAAGACAGGAAAGAGCCTCACTGCTGCCCCTACTGGGCTGGATGAAGATGAAGATGAAGATGAAGATGAATTATTCCAGTTTAGTATTGATGATGAAGATGCCCCACTTAAGGCACAGGCAGCCGTTAAAAAAACCACATCAGGTAACTCACCACGGTATGCAAAGACCAATATGCCAGACTTTAAATCTATGACAATTAACTCTCGTCCACAAGATTCTATGAACAAACCTTTTGGGGATGATTACTTAAAACCGGCTTTTGAAGGATTAGACAGCGATTTAGCAAATAGTTATAATACGAATGATGTTGTGGTGAAGCCTATGGTAACCCCTGAGCTTCGAGATATCTTTCATAGTATTGGAACAAAATTAAGCCCAAATGGCGGGGTGTTGTCAGAGTCGACTGAGTTTGATGAAGAGTTAATCGATATCGAACTTAATGAAAACGATGCCGGGGATATTGATGAGAGTTAAGCATAATAAGAAGCGAAACGTTGGAATAATCTTTACACAATTGACTGAATACATTTCAGAGTCTTTAGTGGAAGGAGATTCATTAAGAGCAAAAAAAGCTCTAGATATTTTGCGAAAACATTTCAGGAAAAATTCTGAACTTTTTAAAGAATATAAGATCTTCAAGGTTCTTCTAGCGTCTAATATGAAATCTAGACCTGAAGCTATAACAGCGATTGATGAAGCTGCCTTTAGGGCGAAAAGATTAAATAACGATGTACTAAGAAGAGAGAAATCTTCTCTTATTCGTGAAATTAATTATACGCTAAACGAGAATGATTTCTATAGTCGTAGAGTTGGAGATTATCGAACACATGCGACTATACAGACTCTCCTTAATAACTGGTGTTCAGAGTCTATAGAGACAGACTTAGAAACGATTATATCTTTTAAAAGTTATTTAATAGGTCGTCTACTAGAGCAAAAAGAACCCCAAGATATAGAGAAGATGAAAACACCAAATGCTGATTCTTTAACTTTAAGAATTATGAAAGAAAAGTTTGAGAGTAAGTTTTCACATGACTTGACTGATAATCAAGTAGATATTCTACGATCTTACGCTTTTTCTAACTCAAGCAAAAAAGTACAGGAAACTTGCTCATCTGTTAAGCAGTCGCTTCTTAAAGAACTAACCACCTTCCGCGGTTCTTGTGATAATGACATTCTACTTTCAAAAATTGATATCGTAGAAAAGAAAATAATAAGCTTAAGGACTGAGTCACTAGATGATGATCAGATATCGAAGTATTTGACATTAACACAACTTTCTAATGAAATCTGTTCAGGAGAATAAAATGAGCGATTTAAAGTTATTAACTGAATGGGCTCCCTTTGAGTATACAAAGGAAATGATAGAAGAATCAAAAGAGCTGAATGGCGGCAGGATCGTAATGAAAGGCGTATTACAGAAAGCTAACACGCTAAACCAAAACGGTCGCGTTTATCCACTACCAATACTTGATCGAGAGCTAAGAAATTACCAAAAATTTATTAGAGAAAGCAGGGCACTTGGTGAGTGTGACCATCCTGATTCATCTGTTGTCGAGTTAAAGAATGTTTCGCATATCGTTCGTGAAGCGCATCTTGACGGTGACGTTGTCTATGGTACTGTGGAATTATTAGACACGCCAGCTGGCCAAATTTTGCAAAATTTGGTTGAGGCAGGTGTAACGCTTGGTATCTCTTCTCGTGGGGTTGGTTCTACTAAACGCACAGGTGATCATCAGGTAGTTCAAGATGATTTTCAGTTAATATGTTGGGATTTTGTTTCTGAGCCATCTACCCCGGGAGCGTTTATGATGCGTGAAGGGAAAGAAGTGAATAGATCAGATCTCAATAAGACCTTTAACAAGTCTGATCGTATTGATAGGATTTTTAACGAGATTCTGGAGTGGGATTAAATGTCAATGGAATGGCCTGCCGCAGGCGTAAATCAAGTCGGCGAGTATCTTGTATCAGGTCGCCCTTTTGCAAAATCTGGATTATCATATAATAACGGATGGGCAGATCTACTAGACAAGTATGATGATGTTACAGCTGGTGACTTTATAGACTTCCCGTTTATTACAAAGAGAGTCATTGTAACTAACACTGGTGCAAACAGCATATCAATTTCTTTTGCTAGCCTAAACTTGGAAGATGCGACCACTGTTGGAGATTCAGCAGTAAAGGTTTCTAAGAATTATTTTGTCTTGGTACAAAATGATAGCTTTGACATGCACGTTAAGATTAAGAGGCTGTTTATAGCGGGCAAAGGTGGGGCAGGCTCTGGGGTAAATATTAGAGCAGAATTAACTCATATTAATGATCCCTATGATCTAACTCAATCAGCGCAAAATGCAGCCGACAACGGCCTGGGTGGATTATCAGGAATTGCAGAAAGTGTAAAGGCGACCTAACATGTCGATGAACTGGCCTAAGCCCGGAATCAATAGCGTTGGCGAATACCAGGTTTCTGGTCGGCCATTTCTAAAGTATTCAAATACCTTTCCTAGGGGATGGGCATCAGCAACAACATTATACGATGATATTACCACCACCGGATTTATAGATTTTCCCTTCATAACACAAAAGATAATCATTACGAATAAGGATTCGAATAATAGGTCAATAAGAATATCATTTGCTAGTCTAAATTTGCCAGATGATACAACACCTACGAACTCTGCTGTAAAGGTCTCTAAGAATTATATAGAAATGGCAGTTAATACAACGCTAGAGCTCAACGTAAAGATTAAGAGGTTATTTCTAAGTGGTGTAGCTGGAATAGTCGATAGTATCCATATCAGGGCTGAGCTTACGCATATAAACGACCAATATGATCTTACACAAGCTGCTCAAGAAGCAGCAGACCTGGGCAACGGTGGTTTGTCTGGTATAGCCGATGATGTGGAGCCGACATAATATGGCAAAATTAAACAGAACTTCGCTGAAAAAGATAATAAAGGAATGCATAATGGAGATTCTTGCTGATGCAGCAACGTCTCCAGCAGTTCAGGACAAAAAGTCGAAGATTATAGAGTCTAAGCCAAAACCAACTACAGATCGTGAGTTTTTAGCAGGAATGCAGAGGGAAAAACAAACTGCCCCAAGCATTGACGTTTCTCAAATCACTAGTGATCCTGTAATGGCTGCGATATTCGAGGATACCGCAAGAACAACGCTGGTTGAGCAATCTGCAAATGAGACGAGGACACCATCAGTGGGTGGCATACAGGCCGGCAATCCCGGTGTAGAGCATGTTTCCCAAAACTTAGACAGTCTATTTGGCGAATCGGCTGGAAAATGGGCTGATATCGCGTTTCGTGGCGAAAATTCTAAGAAATAAACTTTTCGAGATCATACCTATAAAATGTAAGGAGGTACTAATGTCTAAGAAGTATCGTAAGCTAACCCCCACCCTTCTAAGGAAGATTGTTCTTCTTGAACAAAGGAAGATGTCTGAGTCTTTAGAACAGGGTAAGGAAGATATTGAGAAAGTGGAAGCCGAAGAAGTACCAGCAAAAGATCTAGCTGATTCAATTGAGCAAGATATTGACTGGATGAAGGCACTTAAGATTCAAGAACGTAGAATCATTAAAAAGTTAACTGAAGTTAGAAAAGCCCAACGCCGAGTTCGCGTAAAGCTTAAGAAAAAACTTTAATACTCTAGAGGAGAATAATTCATGCCAACGCATACACAAACGATGGTAGATGTGAAGGAAAAAAGTGCATTGTCTGCGCTCGGTAAAGCAAACTTTATCAGAGTTGCTAGCTCTTTTCCAGCCTCACCGATTCATTCAGGTGAAATGACAGACGCGACTATAAAGGCTAAATTTCAAGAGCTGGCCCTTGACGGACCAGTAAACGATGGTGGGCACACTTTCGGAACGTTTAACCGTGATTATGTCGATGCACCAGATCTTGCAACCGTTGAAACTGGCGGCGGTGGACTACCCGCAAGTCCATATGTTCCTAACCCGGTTTCACCTGGTCCCGGAACGATGGATCCCACCAAGCAAGGTGAAGCACCTGAGGGCTTTGGTCAAGAACCAAACAGCCAGTGGGGCGTTGGTGATGGGCTCGCTAGTCCAAAGACTACATCTGAAGCGATAAGTCGCGCAAAGTTAGGCGATTACATTATGGCTAACCCCGGCACACAGGTATCCACTTTAGGCGGTTCCTGATAATGAGCAAATTGAGCATCGGACCAACCGCTGGTTTGACAAAAGACAGTAGAAATGACCTAGGCTATGGTCGGACCGATGCCAATTTTCATTCCCCCCGGGTTTCTTCGGGGACATTTCCTTATACAATAGACAACAATGAGCAAGATAATGATATCAGTCTAACCCCTGAGGACGAAGATCTTGTTCGTGATATCGTTCGAATAACAATGTCTAATCCCACTCGTGTAGATTCCTTAATTGGTAATTCTATAGATAATGATGCTTTTGTGAGCGGTATTCATCAAATCGCCGCTTTAGGCGAAAGCCCATCTGGAAGAAGCATGGTCCCTTTTCCAAGAATGTATTCAAAAAGAATTCAAGTTGGTGGTGGAGTCAATCAACCATTCGCTATAACACCAGGTCAGCACCCCAAAACAGGAACAGAGAAGGGATGGGCCGGCGCGCCGCCATCCGTGGGTGATGATATAAGGTTTGACGAGATCAATGATGAAGAACCGATAGAATTAGTAAAAATTAGAAATATAATTAAGAGAATTATTACACAAGAAAACGAATAAACAAACTAACTAAAGGAATCTTCGATCTAGAAGTATATTTAGTAAGTGAATAAGAGGAAGATGCGCATGTCTACAAATTTGTATAAAGAAGCCATAGCGGAAGCACAGCAGCTTAGACAGCTAGCTGAGCAAAGCGCTAAAAATAAAATAATAGACGCTCTCACCCCGCGGATACAAGCGATGGTAGAAGCGCAACTATTGGCAGACGATGAAATCGCTGCTATACCAGATTTTGAGGAAGATGCTGTTCTAGCAGCATTAACACCTGCCCCTGAAGGGGAAGAAGATGTAGTTACTCTTGGCGTTTCTGATGCTGAAGTTGAGAACGACGCCTCTGTGGTTGTTAATGCAGCGGGCGATGTGCATTTTTCTGTATCAGATTCTCTCTCACGGGAGAGCAAGAGCGCAATGGGCGCTCTTATAAACGGAAGCTCCAAGCCGACCGCTTCAAAGAATCTTGCAGAAAGAAATAATCTGCTTAGAAGGAAGGTCAGGAGACTAGATGCGTTGCTACAGGGAATACGTGCAGACGAATTATCTGAGAATCAACGAGCTGTTATAAAAGGGTCTTATGTCAAGCTTTTAGATGAAGTCTTGGCGCTACGTAAAGCTGTGCTTACTGAAGCAAATAACAAAAAGACTCGTCATGCTATTTTTACTACATTAAAGGAGATTAATGAAATGACACGAAAAAGAAACAGCGCCATCTTTAGCCACCTATTTGAGGCGGAGGACGGCGCCATGGACGAAATGGAGATCCTCATCGATGATTCGGATCTTGAAGCTCTTGGGATTGAAGATCCCGAAGAGATTGATGTCGATGCATTGGACGTATCATTCGATATGATGGGTGCTGAAGAAGAAGGCGAAGAAGAAGGCGAAGAAGAAGGCGAAGAAGAAGCTGCCGACGAAGAGCTTGAGCTCGAGGAAATGGCTTTGGAAGCTGATGAAGTTGACGAAGTCTATGAAATTGACGAGTCTGCTCTTCGACGAGAAATCCGAAGACTACGAAATATCCGTGAACAGACAGAGTCTGAAGCGGTTGAAGTTGTTGATTCTTTCGGTGGTGGTGATGAGGATGGAGACGTTATTGTAGATGTCAATCCTGATGACTTATTAAACGCCCTTGCTGATGAGTTAGGTGAAGTACCCGCTCCAGCAGTCGAATCACGTCAGCGACGTAGAACTCGCCGCCCGGCCCCTGCAAGAGCCAGAAGCGCTAAAAGCAATATTCAAGAAAAAGCGAATTTCCGTAAGGCACTTCGCGAGAATTCTGCTCTTAAGCGACAGCTCTGTGAGATGAATTTATTTAACGCAAAATTGCTCTATGTGAATAAACTGATGCAAAATCGTAATGTGACACACGAGCAGAAGCGTGCCATTGTCGAGGCTCTAGATAATGCCAAGACCATTCGCGAGGCAAAGCTGGTTTACCAGGGTCTGTCTCGCTCATTGAAGAAGAAGAGTACTCTTAAAGAGAGTGCAGCCAGAAGAGTATTAGGTTCGGCTAGCAAATCAACCAGAAAATCAGGCACAAGCTTGAATGAATCTGGTGTAACTGACCGCTGGGCAACTCTTGCTGGTATTAAAAAGTAATTGACGCCAAATATTAATTATAAGGAGATATATTATGTCAACATTCTCACTTGAAACCTTAACTGAAGGTATTCGCGAACGCCATGTTGGTGATCGTAACCGTCAGCTAATGGAAAAGTGGAATCGCACTGGTCTTCTGCGTGGTCTCGACGGCGTCCATCGTGAAAACATGGCACAGCTTCTCGAGAATCAGGCATCCCAAGTACTTAAAGAGCAATCAACGCTCGGTAGTGCGGGACAAGACATCCGCGGTTTTACAAATATCGCATTCCCGATTGTACGTCGGGTATTCGGCGGACTCGTTGCAAACGAGCTCGTCTCAATTCAGCCAATGAGCCTACCTTCGGGTCTGCTCTTTTATCTGGATTACACATATGG